GCTGCTCCTGTTGGTGATGGAACCTTTGTTGGTGCTCCTGATGGTGGAGTTGTTGGCTTTGGACCAAGACCTGATGGTGGTTTTGGTGTTGGTGTTGTTCCAGTTGCTTTTGGTGATGCTGGTTTTGCTGTTGGTTTAACTGCTGGTTTTACAACTTTTGCTTTTCTCTTACCATATCTGTCTTTATAGCCATAACCACCATAACCATATCCGCCACCACTCATACCAGCTTTGAATCCACCGAGTAATCCACCAGGAATTGCTCCAACTGCTTGTGCTCCATACTTAGCAGCACCAACAACAGTCTTTCCAATACCTCTACCTATGGATTTAACCACATCCTTGACTGTATCTAAAATACCTTCGTCTAGTTGTGAATCGCTGAATTCTTTGAATGATTTCATGGGTGTTCCTTTATTATACTATCTTATTTATATTAACGCTTTCTTGAAGTTTTCTTCTTTTTTGAATTAATACCCGCATAATAACCTGTATTGTATCCTCTTTCATAAAAAGTGATACAAAGTTGAATTACAGAAAAAATCAAAGCAGCAGACATACAAATAACAAATGCGTAATCAAGCATATCCATATTCTTTAGCCTTTCGTTGGTTTTTTAATGACTGTCCTTTAAACAGTCCATGTGTAAAGCCAGAGTGATGACCATGTGCATAACCTCTAGCATATGCGAAATTGTAAAATTTAACCATACTAATTACAAAAAATGTCACGAGACTTATGGCGAGACTAATTTCTGATATTAGTAGTAGATCCATTTTTCTCTCCCGTTTTCCTTATATAGTCGGGGTGATAGGATTTGAACCTACGACTTTCTGCTCCCAAAGCAGACGCTCTACCAAGCTGAGCCACACCCCGATGTAGTATCTAGTGAAAGGGTAGAGAGGGATTCGAACCCCCGGTAGGCTATTCACCTACTGTTGTTTTCAAGACAACCGCATTAGACCACTCTGCCACCTACCCAAAGCGTAGTGTGGGGCTTGCACCCATTCTCACTCGTCAATTGCCAACGAGTCAAGTCATCATCACACAATGAACCACGCAAGCGGACAGAGAAGGATTCGAACCCTCGGAGGCATTCACCTCGGCGGTTTAGTAAACCGCTGCATTAGACCACTCTGCCATCTGTCCAGTGCGCCGAGTAGGACTCGAACCTACGAAGCCCGAAGGCATTTGATTTACAGTCAAATCCATTTGCCACTTTGGTATCGACGCAGTAAAGTGGTCAAAGAGGGACTCGAACCCACAACCCTCGCCGTGTAAAGGCGATGCTCTAGCCAGTTGAGCTATTCGACCAAAGTGGACAAAGTGGGACTCGAACCCGCAACCCCTGCCTTGCAAAGGCAGTGCTCTCCCAATTGAGCTATTTGCCCAGTAATCTATTTAGTTGTAAGTAGGACGGGTGGGACTCGAACCCACACTACACAGATTTTAAGTCTATTGACTCTGCCGATTGGTCTACCGTCCCATTGCTCCATCATTATACTACTGATTGGGAGTATTGCAAGCACAATCAGAAGGTTTTTGTTCAACAACTACAGGTTGCTGAATAATATATGGATTTGCGTGGCGAGCACTTTCTGGATTATCCAAATCAACATAATAATAATCATAAACCATTACAGGTCTTCCGTAAATATCATAACCTGCATATGCTGGATAATATACTTTCTTTAGAGTACATCCAGAAAGTAAACACATCATTAAAATACAAAATTTAATTTTGAGGTTCTTCATTTTTTACTTCCTCTTTTATTTCTTCTTTTGGAGAAATTATATCAGTTACAACTCTTTCAATTGCAGAAATTCTAGAAAGTTGATGAGCAATATTTACTCTAATATTTTTTAATTCATCACACATTGCAAGTAATTGTTCATTATTCATAAAGTCCTCCAAAATGATTTGCAATCATTTCTGACTGCAAATCGTGATTCGTTCAGATGCGGGTGAATCAATCCCCACTGCCTCAGGCAGCCATTGCTAGTTCGTTAGCAATCATTGTTTACAACTATTTTTTAACGAGACTCGTTGCCTGTCCCGAATATCTCCCTTTTCCTTACTTAACACCAGTCGAATACCTGTACAGCCCCAGAGAAGTTAGGAAGGATTTGCACCTTCTTTTCGGCTTTGTCGGTCAATTCAGTAGACCGTTTTATGCCGATGCGAGTCTTGTCAACTCCGTGTGTTCTTACCACACCGCTAACCGTTGAAGTGGAGCCGAGGGGAATCGAACCCCTGTCCTGAATGTCTTTCATTGAAGATCAACGATATCAAAGATTATTTATAAAGCGTGTAGTGAGATTCGAACTCACGAGATCAGAATGGAAATCTGATATGTTACCACTACATCATACACGCTTAAGGTCGAGGTGGGACTCGAACCCACGAATCACGGATTTGCAATCCGTTCTCTTAGCCACTTGAGTACCCGACCAGTAAATCAAATACCCTTCTCAGCCTTGATCCATGCAGGACAACGACCAATAGCATCCAACTTACGAAGAGTTTCCTTCTTTGCATTTAGAAGTTGCTCTTGGTTCCTGCGACGACGAGACTCATAACGACGCTTACGACGACGACGAAGTTCACGAAATTTATCAATCATTTGTTCTTTCCTTTCTTCATTCTATTCATATATTGACGACTAGCACGCAGCAATTCATCAGGCGGAATCAAATCAAGTTCTTCATATCTTGCTTTTCTATCCTTGAAGTCTTGCTCAGTTGCAATCGGTGCATTCCAATACTGCTTGACAACATATTCAATATTATCAATTACTTCTGAAACAACACTGTAAATATATTGTGAATTTGGAGTTGCAAGTTCAACACCCTTCAGGAAAAATAGTGCTTTTTGCAAACCTTCAACTTCATGATCATCCAGAATGATCTTGCGTACAAGTGTATCTGGTTCAAACTTATCCTTCATAGGTTTCTCCTATTTCTCTAACCTTCATCCACTCATCACGACGGAAATTATCCATTGGTGGGAACTCAGACTTCTTAAGAATTGGATGATTGAATGCTTCTCGCATCTTTACCAATACCTTGTTCAATTCCTCAATACTGTCACCAAAAACAGATGATTGACTCACAGTATGATCAATTGGCTTACCATCAAGATAGTAAACTTCATGAATTGCATACCAAGAATCATGTGGATCTTCTGTGGTGTCATCCATGATTATTCTATAATTCCAAGTCATCTTGCCACTCATAATGTTCCTTTCAGGTTATTTGCTAACCATTCAATTACATTTACTGTAACTGCATTCCCTAGTTGCTTGTAACGAGTAGTGTCTGGTTGTCCGTCTGTCCAATTATCTGGAAATCCTTGAAGTCTTTCACATTCCAAAGGTGTCAGTCTTCGAATTGTTAGATTATAAGCGATTGCTTGACCATTTGCAAGATCTAATGTGTGAGAAACTTGTTCTGCAACACCATGACCATTTGCTCCTGTTTGTGCTGTACGAACTGCCATTACCATAGCAGCATGGACTGCATTAGAAGCAGCAAGAGTGTGGCACGGATCACCCGGTACTCTCGCTTGTCGATTGATTGGTGCAGTAATTTGGAATAAATCATATGGAATAGGTTCTATGACCGCTGACATCCTTCTTTTGTCTGGTTCTGCTTGTTGACGAAACAAACTAGAAGAAGTCAAGGTGTCTGAGAGTTGTCCACCGTCCCACCAACTTGTCTCTTGAGGGTTTCCTCCAGAATTGGTGGCAAGGTCTTTCCTCTTTTCTCTGCTCGTCGTAGGATTCCCTGACATGCTTTCGGAGAGAGCCAATACTTGTTCGGCACCCCCGATTCGAGAACTTGCGACAATAAAGATGCGTTTGCGTCTTTGGGGAACTCCGAAGAATTGGCTGTCAAGAATTCTCCATGCGATTTCCTGACAATCCCACCCTTGGTCCATTTCAGCGAGGAGAACTGCGAAATCCCTTCCTTTATTGCTTGACAACAATCCGGGGACATTTTCGAGTATGACATACTGGGGATTGATTCCCCGTACAAGTCGCATTGCTTCATAAAATAATCCTGACCTTTCTCCTGCAAGACCTTTACGCTTACCTGCTACAGATAGATCCTGACAAGGAAACCCACCACAGATAATATCAACTTTTTCAAGTTCTTCAACTTTTACTTGCTTGATATCGGAATAAATTTTAGCATTTGGAAAATGCTTCTGTAGAACTTTTCTGCAATGAGGATCGATCTCGACTGACCAAGCAAGTTCAAACCCTGCTCGTTCAAAACCGAGATCAAATCCACCGATACCTGCAAATAGTGATCCAACTTTAAGTTTTGTTTTTGTAGAACCCATAATATTCAATCTTCTAAAAATAACCTCACAAATGGTTTTTTCCAAATACGATGATAATTTGATCGTTTAATTTTTATTGTGTTTAAATCTAAAAGTATTGTATTTCCAGATGGGGTGCAAATCAACACATTAGAATTTTGCTCCATTAGTGTATCATACTTAGAACATCTTAAATCTAATTTGTTATTATTTTCAACAAATCCAGTATAATCAATTACAATTTCTACTTTTTTATTGTTTATAATTAAATCTGGAGTTGATGTTATTTGTTTTGTGTTTGTTAAAAAATTTCTTGATTTATCACAACCAATCAATTCTGCATTATATTTTAATGCAATACAATCTTCCCATAACCAACTCAATGCTAATTCACAAGCAAATTCAATTGGAGTTCTCCAATCCATATTTTTAGCATTTTTTAATCTGCTATTTACATATTCTTTGTCTTCTTCGTTTAATTTATTCTCTAACATTCTATGCAAAAAATCTTTCTTGATGATATTACTATCTTCAAAAAAATTATTATATAAATTTAATATTAAATTTTTATCAATGTCATTAACATTACAAAAATTATTAAATATTTTTATTTTTGCATTAAAATCGTTTTTCATAATTTAGTGACCCCAACGGGACTCGAACCCGTAGTCATCGCCTTGAAAGGGCGAGGATTTAGCCAGTTAATCTATGGGGCCAAAACACCTGCTTCGACCTTGCGACAATAATCATACATCGCAATCGAAGAAGCACAACCAACATTCAAACTTCTAACCGAACCATACTGAGTAATATACAAAAGATCATCACACCTGTCAAGAAGTTCTTCGGGAATTCCAACTTGTTCTTGACCAAAAACCATGAGGACATGTTCGTTATTTGGCCAACTGTAATCCTCAATAGGACGAGCATTTCGAACATTGTCTAAACCAACAATACGAATAGTTCCATGTTCACGAATCATTGACTCTATCTTTTGTTCGATCTGTTGTTCATCACGACAATGAACAAAACGATTGTAATTATGAGTACCAACGGTGCCACGCCGATCATATTGCTTGCTTCCATATAGAATTACCTCTTTTGCTAGAAAGGCATTTGAATTACGAATCACCGTTGCAATATTAAAATCGTTGTACAAATTACTACAAAGCACAGTAAAATTATGCCGACGCTTATCCAAATCGGCAAGAATTGCTTCATGCTTCCAATAATGATAATGATCGATGATGTTTCGCGTTTCAGTCATAGTAGGATGCCAGAGACTCGAACTCTGCGGTAGGTCGTTATAAGCGACCCTGTGCCACCCGACACATGCATCCCATATCAGTAATATAACTTATTATTCGTCAGAGTCAATAGAATTCTCAGAAGTTTTGATAACAATCTTACTCTTCTTATTGTTTACATGACCATTTTCATTTTTTGTAAAATAATTAGACTTCTGGCGGTCATAATCATTTCCAAGACGATAATTAACACTTTCAATATCGTGATTCATTAGAAGAGTACGAGACTGAAAATTATCAAATGCAAAATTAATAATTTCTTGTGCAATCTTAAGTGCCTGTTCTTCTGAAGTGTTGATAGGAATGTCAATATGAAGACGATACATTAGTACTCCAATCTCACGACACCATCATCTGTCGTGTAGTAAATTTCATGAAAAACTTCCTGACACCACGGCGTACAATGCTCACATGGCTTTGACATACGAAGTTCACCAAACTTATTATAGCGAACATTTACAAGAGTCAACTTCTTATTTCGAAGATTGTATGGAATTTTACGGAATGCATCAAGTTCTGAATGCATTTCATTAAATTGATATCCATATTCCTTTGCAAGAGGATGAGTTTTAAAAATATTTCTACCAACAGAAACAACACGATTCTTATGAAGAATAAAAGAAACATGCTTCTTCTGACGATTCATTTCCAAACAAATTGGATATGCTTCAGAAACGATAGAATCAAGAATACTCATAATTTATTGATTGGTGGATACTTAACTGGTGAATAATACTTTTTGTTTTTATTTGTCTCTTCTTCTCTCCAAAATTCATCAACATAATTTGTTATTGAATTTTTAAGTCTCTGTCTTAGTGTTTCAATTTCAGAGAGAGCAAGTTTTAATGTATCAGAAATGAGTCTTTCGTTTTCATCTGGACTCATACTCAACAGTTCTATATCAACTTTTAAACGATCTACAATATCCATAGGTTCCATTATAAACTCCTTAAACGCACTCGGCAAGATTCGAACCTGCGACCTGATGCTTAGAAGGCATCTGCTCTATCCAACTGAGCTACGAGTGCAATAGTATCATTCAACCAATGATAACTTTGGTGCTGATACAGTCTTATCTGGAATGATTAGACCGCTACCAAAATTTTCATTGTAATTATTTGCTAGTTCTGGTTGTGGTGTGAGCGTAAAAATTACACGCTCCTTACTGATTATGACTCCTGTTTGATCTACCGTAGTATACGGCAACCAAGGGGCTAATGCAAGTTCTCCCTTACCAACTGGGACAATAATTGCAGGATTTTTAATTGAATATACATTTTCAACCAATTCAACCTTTGCGATTATTTGCTCTCCGCTTACCAGACCTATTAGTTGTACATTGCTCATTTTTTGATTTTCCTTTCTTTTTACCAAAAATGTCATCCCAATTCTTTGAATATTGTTCCCAATCTACGGGTCTATATGTATCGCCCTTACCAGCAGAATGTTTACCGCCCATAAAAATTCTCCAAATACATCATTGCGTTATTTACACCTTCCAAATTGTCGCCCAATTTTCCAATACCAGTATTGCATCGATCACAAATCCAACCTCTAAATATATTGGTTACATGATCGTGATCCAGACACCATTTTCGTGGAACGGTCTTGCAACACTGACACACAGTTGGTTTTGGTGGTGCTGTTTTGTGAAGTTGTGTACGAATTTTAGAGTGCTTCTTGATGCATTCTCTACATCGCATATCCAGTTTGTCTTTGTAAAGAGAATGCTTAGGAAACTTTGTAATTTCCTTTTCTTCTTTACAATAGATGCAAACTTTGGTACACATATTTACCTCATTATATCAAATGTAGAATTTTTATAAATTTTTATTTGATCAGATCTATAATGTCTAACAATACCATTTTCACAGTGAACTACACACCAAATATCATTTTCAAAAGTACCACTATCACGAACATAAATTGCATATCCTTCTTTGTTACCTTCTATTATAACTGGAATTGGATTTTTAAACTCTAACATAAAAGCCATGTATCGGATTCGAACCGATGACCTGTGCTTTACAAAAGCACTGCACTACCACTGTGCTAACATGGCAAACTCCCGAAACTGGACTCGAACCAGTGACATGCGAGTTAACAGCTCGCCGCTCTACCAACTGAGCTATTCGGGAATAATTCCTTTGCCTAGATTCGAACTAGGAAAAAGAGAACCAAAATCTCCTGTGATACCGTTTCACCACAAAGGAATCAAATACTTTCCTTGTCTCCAGAGAAAGTAATATCGTGCAAATCTGAACCACTAGCAAACATCAAAGTATTTTGAATGTATGCAGACATCATACCAAAACTTGTGCAATTCATGTATTCATTTCCATGAATTACTTTAAATTCTCCAACCTTCTCTAAAACATCACACTTATTTATGATGAGTTCTGTGCAACCAGAAAGTGCAATTGATTTCTTGAGTTTATCAAGATTCAACCAATTCACCAATCGTTTGCGTCCGGTAGTTGAACCATATTCTTGACCCTCCTCAATAATACGATTCAACACCGGATCATTCCATAATGTTTCGGGGAAGAGAGGATCCACTCCACTCTTTGTATCATATGCTTTTGCAACACCAATCAATCTACGAATCTTCTTCGGTGAAAATCCAAGAGAACATGCTGCATATGGCATTGTACTGCTACTGGTTACGAATGGATAATCTCCATGATCAATATCAAGCCAAACACTTTGTGCTCCTTCACAAAGAACCTTGCCAGATAGTTCACCATCCCATAACCAATCAGAAATAAAGTATTCTCTTGCTCTCCTACCTCTACGCAACATCTTATCAGAATAGCAAGGAGCAATACCTTGAGAAGTTGTACCTAGATGACCAAGATTTTTCTTGTCATAATCAATGTGCTCTTGTGTAATAATGTGAGCATTTGGATGGATCTTAATAAGAGAAGTATCAAATCCTGCTGCACGAAGACCACGAACTTCTTCAAAGAACTTATCTGTATTGATTACACAACCCGGTCCAATTACACACTTCTTACCTGCAAAGATACCGGATGGAATAATATGAGTTTTGAATTTCTGTCCATTTACATAAACAGTGTGACCAGCATTTGGTCCACCATTCCAACGACAGACAAAATCATATTTGTGTGCAAGAGCATTTGAAATCTTGCCTTTGCCTTCATCGCCCCACGCTAATCCATAGATCACATCTACATAATCAACCATGTTGTTCCTCCTGAGTAGGACGGGTGGGATTCGAACCCACACTATGGACATTTTGAGTGTCCCGACTCTGCCGTTGGTCTACCATCCCAAATTAAACTTTTCTAAAAGTGTAGTGTTTGAATGTTCTATTGCATGACAATTTGCACATAATATAGTACATTTTTTAATTTCTTTATTTCTATCTTTTGTTAATAATTTATTTGAATTTATTTCGTGTAATTTATCTTTTGGATTTTTATGATGAAAGTGTAATGCTGCCGGATGATCATTATAACCACATTTACTACATTTACCACCCAAATTTTCAACCAATTCTAATTTTGATTTCCATCTTCTTTTAGATACTCTACAAGATGGGCAAGATGTAGAATTTGGTCTTCTTTTATCAAAAAAATCTTTATTGCAATACTGACAGTTACTCATGGATTAGCACCTCCTGCTAATCCTATATATAAAAGTGCCTCCTGTAGGGATCGAACCTACGACCTTGAAATTAAAAGTTTCTTGCTCTACCAACTGAGCTAAGGAGGCATAAAAGACGGTTTTGGTT